CATCCACTACTTAAAAAATTATTTGAGATTAACTTTGTAGATCATGATGATCCTTTTCATCAACTTGATACCAATCCAGTTTATAAAATGCGATGTCGCCTGTTTGATTATGGGTCAGAGGAACTTGATACAGGTATTACAGACATTGATGCGATTGAGGATTCTCTTTCAATTGCAAGTTCGGATTATCAGTTTACTCTTGAAGACGAAACAGGAAGTATTCTACTTGAAACTAGTGGTGATGAGTATCTTATACAGGAAGACTATATAGTAGGTGATGGAGTAACGGATAAGACAGCTCAAAATGAGTTGTTTGAAACATTGGATGATACGATACTGGACTTCAGTGAATCGAATCCATTTGGTGATGCAGGGAGCGCAGACTAATGCTAGGACAACAATTTTATCACGAAACAATACGCAACATCGTTGTTGGTTTCGGAACAATTTTTAATAATATTCAATTAGTTCGTAAGGATAACTCTGGTGTAATTCAACAGACAATGAAGGTTCCTTTGGCCTATGGTCCAAGACAGAAGTTTCTTGTGCGACTAAATGATGATGCAGACCTCAGTAAAGCAGCTGCGGTAACACTACCGCGTATTGGATTTGAGATTACAGGTCTTACATATGATCCCGGCCGAAAATTAAATCGTGTGCAGAAGTTTAAGAAGGTTAAGGGCGATAAGTCAGAACAGTTAGACACCCAGTATATGCCTGTTCCATATAATATAAATTTTCAACTCTATATTCTTGCAAAGCAGTCCGATGATGCACTACAGATTGTAGAACAAATTCTTCCATATTTTCAACCTGACTATACAATCACAATGAATGACAATCCAGATATGGGTGTTAAAAAAGACGTTCCTGTTCAGTTGAATAGTATTTCCTATGAAGATGATTATCAGGGGGATTTCACAACAAGACGAGCAATCATCTATACTCTAGATTTTACATGTAAGTTCTATCTCTATGGTCCTGTTACATCTAGTAAGGTTATCAAGACAGTGCAGGTTGATGCATACACTGATATGCCAGATAAAGCACCTAAACGTCAACAGAGACTTACTGTTACACCAAATCCCACATCAGCTGATGCAGATGATGATTTTGGTTTCAATGAGGTATCATCATTCTTCGAAGATGCGAAGAATTATAATCCAGTAACAGGGAGCGACGAGTAATAATATGAGCATGTTTCATTATGCAGATGTTCCTTTATCAGTAATTGATAATCTAATAAATTTAGAAGAAGAACTGCAAGTCTTAAATCGGACTCGGAAATGGCAACTAGAAAAAGACAAAAATTTTTTGGGATATAGAAAAATATCTGACAGTGGGTTGCCAATAGATGAAATGAGCGATTCAATGCAGGGGCATACTAATTTAGAAATTTTCACTGAAGATGAAAAAACCAAAGCTCGTAATCTTTTTAATGAAATTCTAAAACCAATCATTGGGTATGAACCCAATACTCCAGGCAGATATGGGTATTTCAAAGAACCAATTCATTTACACAACGATGGCGAAAATTATCTAAGTGATAGAACAGGACCAACGATTCTGGGTGCGAACACAACAGTATTCTTCCCATTAAGATGTTACAAAGAAGATGGAAGTGTGGGAACAACTGAAACTGTACACTTTGATCAGAAAGCTCATCCCGATCAAAATTTTTATAGAAAACATGCTGCAACTGGGTGGAAATTAGGTCACGATTACAGTGATTTAATTGGGTATACTGATCAATCTTTTGATTCTAAGATTTGGGAAAAATATTTGCAACACCATCCAATTGAGATGTTACATGGATTTAGTTTTGCAGCATCCATTCCGTGGAATATTGGTGAGGTTGTGATGTTTGAGACATCAAGAATCCATTGTAGTTCTTACATGGAAGATTGTTTCGGTAAAGACTGTTTTTTTGTAAAGGTTCATACAGACTTATGGAACTAGTGTGAAAATACTCATACCATTCTCAGGCGGCATAAACTCTACATATTCTCTATATCGTTGGTTAACTGAAACTGACGCTGATATTGTTGTTCGATACGGAGTTGACCGTTTTGAAAGTGATGAGTTTAATGCAAAGGAACTTGAAAGAATTCATAAAGTATCAGACTTTCTTAAAAAAGAATATCGGGACTTCAATTTAGAACTTGGCGAGTTTCCCAAAGAATATGTGGAAGAACGTATTCCAGTTCGAGCAGGATTTAAAAAGGGGAAGTATGATATCGGTTCTCTCAGACCACGTTATGCTGGATATATAAAGTGGTGCTTCGAAACATATGCTGATGGAGTGTCTATAGGAATATGTTTAGAAAATACTGCTACTCAGGGTTATGAAGTGAGTCGTCGGGAATCTGGCATTGAAAATATTGGTGTTGACATATATTTGGGTGGTGTGCGAGAGTTGGTTCCAGTGTCCACTGGAGATGATTTCAATTATGATGAGGTCGCAAAAAATATGATGGGTCGGTTTGAACAGTATGAATCCTTACCAAAAGAGTTGCGAGATTTGTGTATTAGACATTCAAATTCTCGTAGTGGGCGTGAAATTGCATATTGGAGAACCTACGAAAAATTTGTCAGTGAGGGTAAGACCGGACGTGACTTTGATTTGTATTGTGCTAAACATGGCAGTTATGGTGCTTGGAGATATGAAGCTGACCCAGAAACTTATATGTATAGAGGTCGAGATGCAGATGGAATATTGCCATACTTGATTTATGAATAAAAATGTGTACTTTTAAAATAACAAACAATCCAAACCAAACGATTTTAGATCAACATCTAAAACTAGGCGGGCCTACTGCTAGTAAAACTATAAATGTTGGTGGTGTTTATATTACACACAATTTATTAAGTATTACAGGAGAAGTGGTTATACAACCTGTAAAGTACGGTAACAAATATTATATGTTATTGGGAGAAATTTATAATTATGATGATTCGTGGGATAGCGACATCTATTTTGGTATAGAAAAATATCTTGAACATGGTGATAAATTTACCGAATATTTAGATGGTGAATTTTTGTTTATAGTATACGATTTAGAAACCAAAATTATTGATTTATTCACAGACCCGTGGAGCACAAGACAATGTTTTTACTATAAAGTTGAAGAACATTTTTATTTTAGCACTTTCCCCATGAGAGAACCAGAAGATGGAAGATTTAATAAGGAACCATCTACAGACTCCGTATGGAATAATGAGTTTTTTAGAATACCACACAACAGTCACTACAGATATGACGTTACCTCAAACAAACTAACACCAATAAACACAGAACTACATGAGTGGAATTTGATACAGTATAAAGACAATTTAGATGATGTTGTTTCTGCTTTTGAAGCCGCGGTTCTTAAAAGATATACTAATAACATAACACTATTTCTTAGTGGTGGTTTGGATAGTTCTTCTATCGCTATGTGTTTGGCTGATCACAAAAAACATTTTAACAGTATTACGTTGTCTCTGAACGATTCTGAAGATGATAAAACAATACAACAAGTGCTTGAATATACTAAACCATATAATACAAATTATAAAATAACAGAAAACAATGAACTAACAGATAAAACTTATATTGAAAATCAAAATTTTCTGCGCGAAAGTAAATGCAACTGGCGTTCTCAATTAAGAATGCGAGAGACAGTTATTTCTAAATTTAACAGCAAAGTTATATTTATGGGAAATGGTGGGGATGAAATTCTTGAGAGTTATATGACTAAAGATAAATCAGATTTTTCTATTTGGCCAGAGGATTTATCAACAGTATTTCCTTGGAAACATTTTTATGGAGGACAAACTAGACGTTTGATTGATCTGCATGAAACTTTGTCATTGGCTTATGGATTGGAACTGAGAAATATATTTTATGATAAAAGTTTAACACAAGAATGGTTACACATTGTACCAGAAATTAAAAATCAAACACCCAAAGTTTTCCAAAAATTATATTTTTATAATAGAGGGATAAAACTTCCAGAAAAAATATCAGGATTTGGATCACAGGTTAGAGATAATGAATATACACATCTTAAACCCACACCTTACAAATAAATGAGATAACTATTGTCTACTTTTAAAATAACTAATAATCCAAACTCAATACCAATTGATGATCATTTGAAGTTAGGTGGGCCCGATGCCAGTAATACTATAGATGTTAACGGTGTTTATATGACACACCACTTATCAAGTATTACTGGAAAAGATGTTGTACAACCTTTCAAACATAATAACAAATATTATATATTGATTGGAGAAATTTATAATCGTCATCCATTATTCAGTAGTATCTTTTTTTGCATTGACAAATATTTAGAATATGGTGACAAATTTACAGAATATTTGGATGGTGAATTTCTATTCATAATTTATGATGAGAAAACTAATACCATAGATTTATTTACTGACCCGTGGAGTACAAGACAAGCATTTTATTACAAAATTGATAATTATTTCTATTTCAGCACCTTTCCAATGACAGAACCTAAAGATGGAAGATTTGGACCGGCCGGACTGACTCAATCTTTTGAACTCAAGTTTGCTGTGTATAATGATACCGAATGGAATAACACATTCTATAGAATTCCACATAACAGTCATCATAATTATAATGTAAAAACTGGTATACTAAAACCAGTTAATACGGAACTTCATAAATGGAATTTAAATCAGTATAAAGATAATTTGGATGATCTTACCAATTCCTTTGAAGAAGCAGTTCTTAAACGTCATACAGAAAATTCAACTCTATTTCTCAGTAGCGGTTTAGATAGTACACCTATTGCATTATGTTTAGCTGATCACAAAAAACATTTTAATAGTATAAGTTGCCTAGCAGGAGCGTGGGAAGGCCGAGAAGATGTGGAAACATTGAATCAGGTTCTTCAATATACAGACACATATAATAAAAATATTAAGATAGAAA